GGAGCACACGTGCACGAGCGTGCTGCTGTGGGTAATTTCGAGCGAGTAGTGCCACACGCTTTCGCTTGTGCTGATCGCGTTGAGCGCTGAGTTAATCGTCGCAAGGTTGAGCACGATATGGCCGCCAGTTCCCGGCGTGATTCCGCTCGCTTGCGTCGCAATCACGTCAGCCGATGCCGTCGGCGCAAGCCCGTTTCGCCAAATGCGCATCGTTGCTGGATTACCTGTGAGATTGTTGTTCGTTGTGTTGATCGTATACGTGCCGAGCGTGCCCGTGAACGTCTCAGGCGTGCCCGGCGCAAGCGCGGAATAGATGATGTTCTCGGTTCTCACGTGCAGTCTCCATCGATGGCTTGCGTGTTGATGATCACCCACCGAAGCAAGCCGTCAGACTGTCGCATCGGTGTAAGCAATACGTACGTACCCACGGGGATCGGCTGCGGCACAAACGTGCCGGGAAGTACGGCGCCGATGCCGTACGCGTAGAACGGGTGCCCGCTGCGGTTGCTTAGTTCGCTGATGCTGATGGCAGACGCCTGCAAGCCGCCCGTCTTGACGCTCGCGCCCGTCGGCGTCGAAGTGTTGAGGATGGCTTCGGTCCAATCGTAGGTCCAACGGTAATACAACGCGCTTAGCACGCTGTAACTGGTGATCACGCCGAGCACGAACGTACGCGGTTCATACGAAGGCCGCACGCTCGACACGCGGTCAAGATCGCTTTGGTTGCGTTGGAGGTTGACAGCGTCGTTGCGGTTCATGTTCCACAAACCCACCAGCCATCTTCCACGTACGACTTCAACGCGGTATCGCCAGAGTAAATGTTGTTGAAGTCGGTAGCGGTGCGCGGAAGACGCATCCACTTGACCTCAGACAACTGGCCGCCCGTAGTCATCTTCGGCCGGCCATCGGCGTCAACCGTCGCCACCTGTGAGAAGTGGAAGAACTTGTCGTACAGGAACTCGAAGACAACTTCGTAGAACTCGCTTCCTTGCTCTTTCTCGAGGTTCACGCCTTCGCAGATGAGCGAGTACGCGGGAAAGCCGCAGAACGTGGCGTTGTTCGTCGTGTTGGCGTAGTTGGTCAACGTCGTAGCCGCAGTGTCGAGCGCCACAACGCTCGCGTCTTGGGTTGCACGCAAGCGAATGCGAACTTGACCGATTTGCACACTCTCGAAGCCGTCAGCGCCCGTCACCGACGTTCCGCCGATGTCTCCTGTGCTGTTGCTTGCCGTGTTCGGCGGACTTGTCGTCCAACTCATCCGATGCAACTTGAGGTTGCGCGATGCGGTCACAAACGAGAACTGCGCCGGCAGCATCGTGATAGGCGTCGTCGTCGAGCACGGCGAGATGACGTACTTCGTGCGGAAACTGATTTGAGCATCTACAGCCTTGCCACCTTCGAGCAAGCGCACCGTGACCGATCGCGCACGGCAGAACTGGTGCCACGAACCGAGCGCGCCGTACGCGTCGTAGTCCACGATCGGCAACGCGCCGTCAGTGACCATGGCTTCGTACTCAGTCACGGCATTGATTGAGCCGCCGTTTTGCTTCTGAATGATGCGCGAAACAATGATCTCGCTTTCTGCACCGAGCGCAGCAACGCGCTGATCGAGTACGCGATCGTTCCACGAATAAACGCTTCCGGCTCCGCTCATGACATCACCTGTACCAGTTTGGTCAATACCGTGCTGTTTTGGATCATCCACGCACCGATAGCGTCGGCCATTCCGCCGCGCCCTTCGGCCATGTCAATCCGCTGTTGTTCAGCCATGCGCTGTTGGATCTGCGACGCGCCCGCTTCGTTCGCCACACTAAGCGCCATCTCGTTGCGGATTTGCTCGAGACTCTTGCCGCTCAAGAACGCGCCGAGGCCCGCGCCCGCAATCGTGGAACCCTCTTTCATTTGCTGAGCCCACGAAACTGCGCCGCCCGCTCGGCCTGTGTTGATGTCGGCGCTGCCGCCGATGAAGCCAGCCATGAAGCCGCCACCTCGAGTGCTTGCAATTTGCTTTTCCATAATCGCAAGCCGCTCGAGCAACACGCTGTTGGCGGTGACGGTTTGCTCGCCCGTGGTCTTGAATTTCTCAAGCGCTTCGCTGGCGCCCTTGGTCGCGTTGTTCATCGTTTCCATGATCTTGCCAGCCACGATGAGCGGCGACAACGCGCCCGCGATCGCGATGCCAGCCGTGCCGGCTGCGCCCGCGACGCCGCCGATCGCACCGAATCCACCGAGCGAGAGCGCTGACTGCGCGCCCGCTTTAAGCACGCCTTGCGCTGCGCTCGGCGCTCCGCTGACTTTCTCCATGCGCTTGGCCGACGCTTTGATTTTGGCTTCGGTTGCCTTCAATCCGGCATCGACGCCTTCGGTCGTTACGACAACGGGAACGTGTACTTTAGGAAGACTAGCCACGTGGTAACTCCTGTAGTGCTTCCTTCACCGATTCGTTGACGTAGTGCACGATGCTGTTTTGATGCTTCTGTCCCGCGCGCGTGATGTAAAGCCGCCGATAGATGCGAGTGCCGAGTGATGCGGCGTTCTTCTTCAATCCGAGGCGCCAGCCGCGTCGCTGCGAGAACGGCACGATGCGTGCGTTCTTGTTGCCCTTCCACTTGCGCACGAGTTTCGGCGGCGGCTTCGATCCAACTTGCCCGTCACTCGTCAGCGTCAAGCCCTTGCGAACTGGACGCCAGCCTTGGTCGTAGAAGTGCGAACGCTTACCGACGCGGTTTCCATCCTTGCGGACTCCGACGCCGGCCCAAATGATCCCCTTGCGGTAGGTCTTGGTCTTGACTGCGATATCTCGTTTGGTGCGCTTCGCCTTCGGCAACGCCAGCGCTTTCATCGTGCGCTTGACCGCGTCGCCCCAGTTGCGCAATCCCTTGCGCACAATCTTCTTTCGCATCTTCTTTGGAAGTTCCGACGCGATCGCTGCGATCTTCTCCAGATCCTCTTTCGAGGGTCGGAACTGGATCTTGAATCCGGCTCGTTTTGCGGCGGTCGAGTTCACGTCGGATGCCGTCCCAATCGGGGATATCCATTTCCACGTTCAGCGCTGCAACGCTCAACGTAGCGAGGTCGGTGCTCGTCAGTGAGAACGCCACACGTAGCACCCGACGTGCGGCGTCAGTTAGTCCCGGCCTTCGGCGTAGAGCCGCTCCACCAGCGCTGAAATTTTCTGCACCGTGAACGCGTCAGCCGCAAGCGCTTCGTCCACGCTCGCGAACACTGGTGCGCCATTCTCGACAAGATGCCGAGCGACCATCCATGCGGAAAGGCGCTCAGGCGTCTTCGTTGAGACGTCGAGCGCTTCGATGAGATCGAGCGCCGACGGTCGGCGCAGCTCGACGGCAACGCCGTTCGGAAGCGTGCCGTGCCAGTTCTTAAGAGTGAGTGCGTCTCGAATGCTCATGCGATCGTGATTGTGCCGGTGTATTGAATGGTGAAGTTCGCGCGGATGACTTCGTTCGTTGAAGCCGTTGCGCTGAACGATTGAACAAACGCTTGGCCGCTATAGGTCATACCAGTGGAAAGCGTGATAAGCGCCGTTGCGCTTCCGCTTCCGCTGTTGATCGCGGTTTCGATCGCAGCCATAGCGGTACTGCCCTGATCGTAGAACATGTCAATGGTCGCGGTGCATCCACGATTTCCGACGATGTACGTGCGCGGGCCCGTTGCAATGTCGGTCGTGTCGATCATTGTCGCATCGTATTGAATCGACACAGTGCCGAGCCCGTTTACTGCGGTTCCGGCCCAACTGAAAGACGCAAGCGCTGACGAGAGTGCTGCCATGGGTTCATTCCTTATAGTGAATCGTGATCGTGTTCGAGACTTCGGCGGGTTGCTGTTCGTCGCCTTCGCCGACACTCGCAGCGTCAATGGTGTAGCCGTCGAACATCACCGCGGTGAATTCAAGCCCGTTGTACGTGCCTGTATCGCACGCGCTCGGGACGAACGCTGCAATATCAAGCGCCGCGTCAGTCGTCGTCGCGATCACGCGAACGTCAACCACGGCTTGCCAGTAGAGGGCGACAGCGCTGCGCTCGTTGCTGGTGACTTCGTACGTGATCGCCGGCAACGTGCTCAGTTGCGGTCGATACCCGTGCGTGATCGGATACGCGGCGAGTTGCGCAGTGTTGTCGAGCATGTTTCGGATCGCGGCTTCAAGGCTCATACAACCTCCTCGGCTTCGATCACGGCGACCATGTCGCGTTCATCCAGGTTGGTGATCCCAGCAATACGGAACGTGCGACCACGTACCACAAGCCGGAACGTCTCGTCAATGCCCCACTTTTTGAGCGAGTTCCAACGACATCGGATCTCGGCACGCCTCACGGTTGCAACGCCGTCGGCGTACTGTTGCTCGGCTGCCGAGTCGGTGCGGAGATCGACCCACAATGGCGGGTTGCCGTTCGCTGCCGCAGTGAGATCGTTGAACGTGCCGCTGCGCTGCCCGAGATCGTCGGTCGTGCCGCTCGGTTGCAGCACCGATGCGGGGAAACGTAGTCGGCCGCTACCGATCATCGCAGCGCCCCACGCGCGCTATACGCGTTCAAGATGTACTTGAGAGACAATGGCACTTCGGCGAGCGACGCCACCGAGGTTGCATCGGGGTTGGCGTACCACGCGCCCACGAGACCGACGATTGCCTGTTGCAACGCGTGCGGCACCTGCACGTACCCTGCTTCGTAGGTCACGGTCGGATAGGTGCCTTCGTATATCTCGGGCGTCTGTTTGAACTGCAACGCCGTCAGACTATCAGTGTCATCGACGTACCAATCTGCGGTTGGCATCGTCGTGAGCACGTTGCTGCCGTTGTAGTACGTCACCGCCGTGACTTTCCCCACTGGCTGAACTGGCAGCACGAAGCGACGCCACTTATCGAGTTTCGCGGTACGCGTTTCGCTCGCAAGCGCGACGCCAGTTTCACGCTCGATCACTTCGCCGGCTGCGATGCAGAGCGTCGTGAGAATGACATCATCGGCGTCCACGTCAATGCGTAAACGCGTCTTGAGAATGTCGATCGGGATAGGTGTCGCAGCCATGAAACCCGCGCTGGGGGTTTCCCCCCAACGCGAGCAAGGTAAGAAAAAGCGCTTCGTGAACTGCTGAAATCAGCAGGTGATCGCAGCGAACGCCGCAGGAAGCATGATGTGCGAATCGGTCCGTGCGTAGGTGTAGAGGGTGACTTGGTGCGAGCTTGCCGCCGAGTACGGATCGACAAGCGACGTCATGCCGGTGCGGTCGAAAATCTCGAAGTAGTTGAAATCGCCGATGACCGCAAAGATGTTGTTGTTTGATGTTGCTGTTCGGACGTACTGACCAACGCTGTACGGCACGCCGTAGAGCAAGCCGGGAGCGCCGCCGACCATCGTGCCCGCGTTCGACGATGCTTGCGTCCAGATGTATTCCGTCGCGCCGGAAGTCACGTAAGCGTTCTTCAACTTGCGAGCGACGCGCACAAACGTGTCAGAGAGAAGCCAACGGAACCGCGGCGAGTTGCGGTACTGCGGCGCGACAAGGTGCACGGTATCAATGACGTTGTCGGCGGTCACAGTGGTGACGGCGGCGCCTCCAAGGTCAGTCACCTGAGAAATTCCGGAAAGCGCAGTTTGCGCAGCTGTACCCGCAATGCCTTCGGGTTGGCTTGATCCGGTGCCGATGGTGTACGCTTCTTCCATCTTCAGCGCCATCGAAAGGCCGATGCGGCTTGCAACCCAATCGAGTCCGCTGCCGATGCCACCTTGGCCGATGGCGTCTTCGATGAACTCTTGGCTCATCTGAGTCGCGCACACGTACTTGTACGGAACCACGGAAATAGCCGTTGCGAACGATGGATCTTGGGGGGTGATTGTTCCCGCTTCGGCAACAAGAGCCGTCGTTGGCAAGCTGCCTTCGACGGTGATCGTGCGCTTCGAGTCAATCGAGGACACGGGAGCGATCGAGCGCAGCACGTTCGCCTGGTACATCTTCTCAACAATGCGGCGCTCCATGTCGGTCGGAATGCCAGCGCCCGTAGTGCTTGTTGCGAGCGCGCGCATTTCTGCGGCATCGCCACGCGCAACCGCCTGAAGCCAACGCTTTGCGTACTCAGGGCTAGCGAGATCGTGCTTGACGTCTGCACGTGCGACCACGCCGCGGAACTGCGGCTGCGAGCGTTCCTCTTCAAGTTGCTTCAGGCGCTCCTGTGCAGCTCGAAGCGCCAAGCGGTCTTGGTTCATGCGCTCGACGGCGTCGAGGTCGGCATCGATGCGCGCGATCTTCTCGCGCTCTTCGCCGCTGCCGCGGATCTCAACGTGGTGCGTCTTCGCGCCAGTGCGAGCGGCGAAGGAGTCAAGGGTCTTGCGGTACTCGTGAACGGTGTTTTCGAGGTTGGTCAACTCTTCAGACATGGTCTTTCATCCTGTGCTTGTGAATCTCGAGCCGCAGC